ACACAACCTCTCTTCGGAGAGGTTTTTTTATTTACTATATTTATATGAAACATAATATGGTATAATCATGAGTACAGATTTTGAATTATTTCCTGGTAAGAATCTAAGTGGATTGTTTAAGGATATCTATGATAATCAACAAAACAAAAAGGTTAGAATATCAGAACTGATTGCTGAAATGAAAAAGGTAATCAGACATGCTGGTGATATGGCTGTAATTGGTCCAATCATAAAAGATTTAGTTGATACCTCAGTAAAGAACGATGATGCTCTAATCAAAATGGCAGCTATTGCTCAACGAATTATTGGTGCTCAACACAAAGCGGAAGGTGATAGTGGATTCTTATCTGATGAAGAAAAAGAGCAACTCTTAAAACAATTAGATGAAACAATTGCTGAAGTTGCAGATGAACAAGATTTAAAGGTTGATGACCTAACAAATGAAATAGAAGAACTAAAACAAAAAGTGAATAAAGAATAATGAGTAGAGCAGGTAAATTAAATTCAAGTGGATTAACATATACAAAATCAACAATTTATAAATCTGATGTTGGTATTGTTCTTGATGTTATTTTAGATGATACACATGAGCGTGTAACTGATGGTGGTGAGGGTGATGGTGAGTCAAAGAAAACGGGATTAGTTGGTGCAATCATTGTAAGACCTGCCAACGATAATACAACACCTGATAAAGATTTAAGACCAATCAGACCATATGATGCACACTATGTAGATTTACCTATTATTGGAGAAACAGTTCAAATTATTACTGTTGGTGGATTAACATTTTATAAAAGATTATCAATGCCTAACCTAAACAGAGGTAGTGCGGTTGATAATAAAATGAAAGACACCTTCACGGGTAGTACTAACGAAGTACAAGAAGGTGGTGATTATCGAGAAGCATCTTCAACTGGTATTTCTGGTACTTCGGGTGGTGATGATAGAGAATCTACACTTGGTGAATATTTTGAAACCACTCAAGTAAATGCTTTAAAATATTATGAAGGTGATAAATTAGTCCAATCGAGATTTGGTCAATCACTTCGTTTTAGCGGGTATAATAATTCTGAAAATGCTTTAGCACCCACCATTATTCTTAGGAATAGACAAAATACAAAATCATTAGATGAACTAAAAGAAGGTTCTCTTACTGAAGAAAATGTTGTAGAAGATGGGTCAACAATTGCAATTACAAGTGGTGATTATTTATTGGGATGGACTCCTGGTACAGAAGATGGACCATTTGATACCGAGCCTGTTTACTATGAACCACCTTCTGAACTAAAAGGAACTGACCAAATATTAATTAATAGTGGTAGGATTATTCTATCATCAAAAGACTCTGAAATGATTTTCTTTTCAAAAGGAAATTTTTCAATAGTATCAGATGGGTTGTTTACACTTGATAATGGTAATGATGGTGCCTCCATTGATTTAAATGGAGAATATAGAACAACTACAAACGATAATAATATGTATTTCTTAGGTGGTAGTGGTGAGATTTATTTAAATACAGAATCTAACGCAGAACCCTTAGTACGAGGTGAAACTCTTTTAGGTTTGTTGGAAGAATTAATTGATGAAATTAATAAACAAATATTTGATACTCCATGTGGTCCAACAAAACCAGGTCCTCAAAACGCACCTGCATTTAATTCAATAAAAGGTAGATTGAGTGAGTTTCTTTCTACGTTAAACTATACAGAATAATATTATGTCTCTTGCGTTATTCAAAAGTAACATGAAACAATATATGGAAAACCAATCAGGTATTAAAAAATACCAAGATTGGTCAAACAAATTTGTTAGTGAGTATGACCAAGCAGTTAAGAGAGGATTTGATACAATTAATTCTCCTATTAAAATTTCTAAAGGAAATACTGAGTTGATGAAAACATTAACTAATCTAGCATGTAATGTTGCTCTTCAAAACAACTCTGAAACATTTTACAACGATTTAGGTAAAGCAATTATTGGTTATTGGACTGGGGCAACTATGAGCTTGTTTCCACCTCCAATAATTCCTGCTCCAGGTGCAATTACAAATTTACAAACTAACACTGCACCTGTTACAACTCCTGGTACATGGACTCCTGGTAGGTTTAATATCACCAGTGAAATTGGAGTTTTTTTAGATAAATTAATAAGTGGAATTTTAAATCATTTACCCACAGTTGGTGGATTGTATATGACAACATCATTATATCCCGGAGCTCCCCCATTTCCAGCACCAGGTGTAGTAAGTTGGACCGGTTATACAATCCCACCTGCAGCACCATCAGTTGAAGTTCCTTCTGTCACCGAACCATCTTTTTTTGAACGATTGATACAAAAAATAACAGAAATATTTTCTGCAGATGATACCATGACCCCAGACCAAGTACAGGCAGCACAACAAGAAAAAATTGCTGCAGATGCAGTTGTAAATGATACAACACTGCCTCAAGGTGGTAGAAATAGTGCACTTGAGTATAGTAGGTTAAAACAATCAGAAATACAAAGTGGTAAATTAAACGCAGTACCTGTTGAACTAACGGAAGAAGAATTAAACGAGATTGAAGAAAGCACTCCAGATGTATATAAGTGTCCTGCAGGGACACGAGTTGTTGCAATTGCAAAAAAAGATATTGGTATTTTAGAATATGGAACACCACCTGGTCTAAATTATGGAGGATTTCCTGGTGGATTACAAAAAGATGAAAGGGGTCGAATTGATGATATGTTTGATAATGTAGGATTAAACAATCAAGCAAAAGTAGCAAAAGATGGTAGTGGTTATTATTGGTGTGCTGCCGCTGTTGCAACTTGGTGGCAAGAAGCAGGTTTAGAAACACCAAGTGGTGGGGCAAGTTGTGATAATTGGATGAATTGGGGAAAACAAAACGGATATTGGTCAACCTCACCAAAGATAGGAGCAGCAGTTTTATATGGAACAAATGCAGATGCACATCACATTGGAATTGTTGCCGCGGTAACTGATAGTGGTGGTATTATTACAATCGAAGGAAATACAAGTGGTGGTGGATTTAATAGAAATGGATGTGGTGTTTTCAAGAAAACCCCAAAAAAATATTTAGGATTTGTATTACCACCTGAGTGTGCTAGTACATAAAAATTACAAACATATATTTATATTAAGATAAAAGAAAACAAATAAAAATGGATTCAAAAAAATTAGCAAAATTAATCAAAGTAATTGTTGAAGCGGAAGTTGCTAGAAAACACGAACAATTCTTAACTAAAACTTTTCCAAAGATTTTAGAAGAAGAAGTTAATCGTAGAGTAAAAACTCTATTGGAGGAGAAGGGGGGTGTTGCTGCTTCCTCCATGCAAATCGTGGAAGAAGAAGTAGACCCGTTTGAAAAAGTAGAACAAGTTCTACAACAAGAAAGACAACAACCTAAAAGACAGTTTACAAAAAATTCTGTTTTAAATGAGGTATTAAATAATACACAACCATTTACATCGGCACAAAGAAAAGGTGGTATGGAACAAAAATCTGTATTAGATTCTTTTCAACAACCTGTAAATGAAAGTATGGATAAGACGGTAACATTTAACTCTCAAGGTGCTCAAGGTGGTACTGATATGATGAGAGCTCAGATGGCACAAAAAATGGGTTATGGTAATATGACAAAAGGGCCAAGTAAAACTGGTCTTGGAGTTCAGACAGGATTGCCTGGTTTAGATAGAATTCTAAACAGAGATAATTCGGAACTTGTTAAAAAGTTTAAGAGATAAATGGTAGAGGGATTGATTATTATAGTAATGGGACTTGTTATTATAATTGCAACAATCCAAAGCTTTTTTAAATAGGAGAAATAAATGGCTTACATAGTTGGTAGAAAAGTTGTAAAAGATACAAATGAATTTGATTCATATGCATATGGAATTACTTTACCTGCTAAAAGAGGTAACACTGGTTACTTTGAACAAGCCTTCACTTCATTTGAACAAGCTAAAAGTAATTTAAAAAATTTACTTTCTACGCGAAAAGGTGAACGAGTTATGCAACCAGAGTTTGGTACGGGTTTACATGAATTATTATTTGAACCAATGACATCAAACTTAGAAACAAAATTAAGAGATGCAATTACTGAAAGTGTGAACTTTTGGTTACCATATGTTACAATTAAGGAAATCGATGTAGATATGAGTGATGAAATGAAAGATATGAATACAGCACGATTAAATTTAAAATTTACTGTTGGTAATCAAATCGATACCCAAGAAGTAACATTGTTAATACAGGAATAATAAAAGATGGCATTAAATTCAGCAACATTCAAAAGTAATAAGGGAAGGGATATCAAATATCTTAACAAAGATTTTGCATCATTTAGAGATAATTTAATTGAGTATGCAAAAACATACTTCCCTCAAACTTATTCTGATTTCAACGAAGCATCACCTGGTATGATGTTCATTGAAATGGCAGCGTATGTTGGTGATGTTCTTTCGTATTATGTAGATGATACTCTAAAAGAATCATTAATGTTATATGCAGAGGATAAAGAAAATGTTATTGCTCTAGCACAATATCTTGGATATAAACCAAAAGTAGTTTCACCATCAATCGCAGATGTAGCAGTTTATCAAGTTGTACCATCAATAGGTAGTGGAGAAGAGAATAGACCAGATTCTACATTTTATTTAAGAATCAAAGAAGGTATGTTATTAGAATCATCAGAAAATGAAACTATGTTCAGAACAACTGAATTATTAGATTTTGGTGATGACACTGATAGAGAAATTACTATATACACTCGTGATAATGTAACAAACGAACCTTCACAATATCTTATTAAAAAGTATGTAAAGGCAATGTCTGCTACAGTCAAAACACAAACTATAGCATTTGGCAATTCACAACAATTTAGTAAAATTGATTTGGCAGATACAAATGTAATTGATATTTATGATGTTCGTGATTCAAATGGTAATAAGTGGTATGAAGTTCCTTATCTTGGCCAAGAGATGGTTTATATCGATTATCCAAATACAGAACAATATGACAAAGATTTATCGCAATTCAAAGATTCAGTTCCAAATATTTTAAAACTATTTAAAACATCACGAAGATTTGTAAAACAAATTAATTCAAATAATACTACTTCTTTAGTATTTGGTGGTGGTATTGTATCTGATGACGAAACACTTATACCAAACTTTAAAAATGTTGGGTTAGGATTAAATTCATCAATAGATAGATTGGGTGCATCATTTGACCCATCAAACTTTTTAAGAAATAAAACATATGGTCAAGCTCCTTCTAATACAAGTATAACTGTAAGTTATTTAGTTGGTGGTGGTGTAGAATCTAATGTACCACAAGGTACTATTACACGAATTCAGAGTATAGCATATGATGAAGATTTGAGTACGTTTACACAAGATGAGTTAAGAACATATAGAACTGCTAAAAGTTCATTAGCAGTAGATAATGAAAAACCATCTTCTGGTGGTAGGGGTGCAGAAACTATCGAAGAGATTAGAGAAAACGCACTTGCCAACTTCGGTTCACAAAACAGAGCAGTAACAAGAAAAGATTATCAAGTTAGAACTTTAGCTCTTCCTCCAAAGTATGGTGGTATAGCAAAAGCATATTGTGCACCCGATGGAGAATTAGATAACAATTCCCCTGCTTCAATTTTAGCATCACCAGATTCTTTAAACGAATTTGCTGCAATAATTCAAGATTATAATAAAAGAAATTTAACCGAAACTGAAATTAAATCAGAATTACAGAGATTTTTAGTTGGTAAAAAATCAAATATAAACGAAAAGAATAATCCTTTTGCAATTAATTTATATGTTCTTGGATATGATTCAAATAAAAAATTAACAACTTTAAATCGAGCAGTTAAAGAAAATTTAAAAACTTATTTAAATGAATATAGATTATTAACTGATGGTGTTAATATTCTTGATGGATTTATTATTAACATTGGAGTTGATTTTGAAATTAGAGTTTATGGTGGATATAATAAACGCGAAGTATTGGCAAAATGTATAAGAGATTTAAGTGATTATTTTTCAATTGATAACTTCACATTTAATATGCCAATTAACATTAGTGAAGCAGAATTAGTAGTTGCAGGCGTTGAAGGAGTACAATCTGTTCCTAAGTTTTCTATTGTTAACAAGTGTTTGGGTAACTATTCTTCAAATTCATATAATATAGAAGATGCAACAAAAGGAAAAATGGTGTATCCATCTTTAGACCCTTCTGTATTTGAACTGAAATTTCCAAACAAAGATATAAAAGGGAGGGTTGTATAATGTATTATTTTATCACAGCATCCAAAGATGCATCAATCTATTTACAACAACCAACTCAAAATACTGGGTTAGATGAAATATTAGAAGTTTCTAAAACTTATTATGGAAACTTAAAAGATACTGCACGTTCTCTAATTAAATTTGATACAACTGCACTATCATCATCTATAGCAAGTGGTGAAGTAACAATGAGTTCTGCAGAACTAATCCTTAGAGAATGTGAATCTTCTGAAATCCCTTTAGATTATTCAATATACGCATATATCGTTTCTCAATCATGGGATATGGGAATTGGTACTCGATTTGATGATATTACAACTGATGGGGTATCTTGGACTAAAAGAACAACCGCAGATTGGTTAGAGGGAGAATATTCATCTGGTACTACGGGTTCATTTAATGGTAACGGTGGAACTTGGTACACTGGTTCTTATGCTACAGAATCTTTTTCATATCAATCAAGTGATATTGAAATGGATGTTTTAACTCCGTTACAAACTTGGATTAGTGGTTCATTACCAAATGAAGGGTTTATATTAAAACATGATTCTTCAAAAGAAAATGATACAACTGATTATGGTCAATTAAAATTCTTTTCAAAAGAAACAAACACCATTTACCAACCTAAGTTAAGAATTGGTTGGGATGATTCATCGTTTACAACAGGTTCTTTAACAGAACTTACTGCAGATGATATTCATATTACATTTAAGAGATTAAAGGTACGATACAAACGAGGAAGTAAACCAACCATCAGAGTTTTTGGCAGAGAGAAATATCCTCTCAAAACCTATACTAACACTTATGGTTATACTGATGTTAAGTATTTACCATCAACCACATATTATCAAATAAAAGATGCTGTAACTGATGAGGTTGTTGTACCATTCCACGATGAATACACAAAAGTTTCATGTGATTCAAATGGTAATTATTTTAAATTAAATTTAACAAACTTTGAATATAATAGAGATTATTATATTGAAATAAAAGTAGATAGAGACGGTACAATAGAATATTTTACAGAAAAAGATTTAACATTTACGGTTGAAAAATAATGGGTTTAAAAGACAAATACAGAATTAATGAACTGATATCATTTGGAAAACCTGCACTCAGAACTGATGATAAAAAGGGTGTAGTGGTTAAGAGAAAAAATGGTAAAGAGGTTAAACCTGCAGCTCCATCGGTAGAAGATAGAATTTTATCTAAATCACCTGTAATTGATAAAACAAGAAAAAAGAATCCTATTATCATTCCAAATGAAGAACAAGAAAGTTATTCAGGTGAAACGGGTGATTACATCGAAAGAGTAAAATATAATGAGCAAGAACTTCAAAAGGCTTTAGATATTGATGTAGATGAGCTTATTAAGAAAAAACCAAAAGATTTACCAAAGGTAATTAGTAGAAAAGCTTTTGAAAGATTACAAGGGTTATATCAAACAGCTCAACAAGATTTAGCAGAGGTACAAAGACTTTTAGCAGATGAACAATCAAAAGTAGAGGGATTAAATTCAACTATTGAAGATTTATCACAACGAGTTGCTTCCGCTGAGGCTGCACAAGAAAATGCCGAAAATGAATTAAAAGCAGCAAATACTCGTTATGCTACCTTGTTAATTGATTTACAAAATTCTCTTACTAAAGGTATTCAAGAGGGTACAGAAAGAGTTTCATTAGAATCTCAACTCAGAGGGTTACAGGCAGAAAAAGTTACCTTTAAAGAGGTTGTAGGTAATTATGAAAAACAACTTTTACAAGCTCAAGATAGAATTGCAGAACTAAACCAAAATATTCTTCAATTACAAAATCAAGTTACAGAAGCTCAAAGAGATGCAATCAAAGCAAATCAGTCTGCTGCAACTGCTGCAAGTAATAGTAATAGCGGTGGTGGTGGTGGTGGAAAAATTATCTGTAACGAATTATATAATCAAGGTTATCTTGCTAAAGAAATTTGGATTGCAGATGAAAACTTTGGCGAGTGGTTGTGGGAAAATCATAGAACAACTGCAATTGGATATACGATATGGGCAAGAAAAGTGGTTAACTTTATGCAAAGAAAACCTCAATACACAAAATATATTTACAAGTTCTTAAAACCGTGGACACAACAAATGGCATATCAAATGGGAGTTGTAGATAAGACACATCCGTTTGGGTGGATAACAATGAAAATAGGTTGGCAGTTTTCAAATTTAGTTTATACTATGTATGGTAATAAATTTGAAAAAGTATTAAGTAGATTAAATAGGATAAATAACATTTAATAATATGGCAATAAAATCTTTTAAAAATATTATTAATAAAAACGGCTATAAAGTAGAAGAGAAGGATAGAGCAATCTTTGAAGAGGGGTTGCAAAAATCTTACTTTGGTATGGGTATGGCCGATGAGATTGAATTTGTCTTATATGATTCAAATGATAATCAATTGCCACAAGGTGATGATGGTAAGTTGGTACGATATATTAAACTTGATTCATCAAATATTACTGATTACTTTCTGATTACAGATAGAAATGCTAATAAAAGAAAAACAAGAGCATCTGAATATATTGTTGATGTTGAGCGATTAATTAGAGAAGCAGGATATTCTAATGGAGTTTTTAAAACTCAAGTAACTCTTTTAAATAGACGTGCAGGTTCAGAAGATAGACAAGGAGATAAATTGTGGATACATGAGATATCACCATCTCGCACAGAAATTCGCGTTTTACCTTCTCGTGGTAAACAAATTATTGATGATTTAGAAGAAAGATATAAAGCATTAATAGACGAAAAAGAATTTAGAGATGATACTATCTATTTTATCAAAGAACTTGCCGAAAGTGTAAAGGTTAGTGATGTAGAAAGAGCTATCTTATCAGAAAAAGGTAAAGTGGCAGATGGTAGAAAATATATAGACCTTATTCGTAAAGAATTTCAGATTAGAGATTTTGAAAGATTTTTAAATAGAATACGAAACAAGTTTTTAGAGGCAGTAGATTATTATATAGCTGGTAAAATTTCAAATCCAAATGATAACAGATATGGAAAACCTCTTGGTGAGAAAAATATTCCAATTGAACTATCTCTTGAACGAATAAATCAACAATTGATAACAATCTTAATTCAATGTATTGAATTACAACTTATGAGGAGAAATATCCAAGAAGAAGATGTATTGACTGAAGAAGAACAAAAAACAATTGATAAACTAAAAGAAATTACTCGAAGTGATTATAATGATGATATTTTCGATTCTGCAGGATTGCCTGAAGTAAAAGCAATAGTTGGATGTACAGACCCAAGAGCTAAAAACTACAATCCTTTAGCAAAAAGAGAAGATGGTTCGTGTCAATATGATATTGAAGAGCCTATTATTGAGGGGTGTACTGATAAGACTGCATTAAACTATAATCCAGATGCAACTAAAGATAATGGTAGTTGTAAATTTAAAGATAAAGATATTAAAGGTAAGTTATTATTTGGTCAAAAATATTATATCTGGTCTTTTAAAGCTGGATGGGAGTGGAAAAGTGAAAATGGAAGTATTCAACGAGGTAAAGGTAGAGAGTATGAAGAATTTTCTATAAATCATTATGAAGGTACGTTTAAAGTTATTGGACCAAATGCAGATATTCGTAAATACCCTAAACCACGAAAAGCAACGGTTAAAAAATTTAAAATCACACATCAACCAAGTAATATTCCTACACCAAGACCAAGATTACAACCAGTAATTAATCCA